AATATCTACTGCGACTTCATTTGGTCCTTTTACTAAGACATCTGCAATATTAGGTCTTTTAGTGTTGATATAGTTTTGCACTTCTGTGATGAGAGCAGCTGAAGGCATACCGTTATTTGATGCAATCGTTACATCTACGGTCCCCTGGCCACGGGGATGATCAGAATCTACTGTTGCACTTCGGACACCAGCTATACTTCTTGCCCATGAGATATAAGATGCATCGATCCCACCCTGGGCCAACTCACTCCATTTCAATTGATACCTTTCTTGCAGAGCTTCGTCTGTTTCAGGATCAGTGCCTTCAATTGTGATCCAATCTTCAGCGTTACGTACGTAATCTATACCGGATACGTAAGTAACCATTTCAGTAATTGTATTCTCACCGACATTGTACTCTGATCCTGGGAATTCAGCTCTAACCAGTACATTTATTTCAGCATTTCCTTGTGTCAACACTAAAGATGAAGTGTTCACTGAAATATACTTAAGCGTTTTCCCATTGGGTAAGACTTTTGTTTTCACTACTGAAGCAGCCGGAATATTAACATTCCCACTGGTACTATTTCTGCCAAATATTATATTACCTTCAGTCTTTTTTACTTCTAGTTCTTGAATGTCCATGTCTGCACACTTAGCACGAAGCCATTGTCCTTTTGCATACATTGCAAACCCATTCGGTACCACATTAAGAAGAAGGTCCCACAGATCCGCTGCGCCCTGAAGGCAGGCACTAACCAAACGGCGAAAAGCACCAAACTTATTAAAATTAGTAACACGACCACCATTGGCCCGGTATTCATTGTAAGTCTCTGTTTCCAACGTTTCCTTATCTTTATAGCCAATCAGCGTTTTAAAATCAATCATTAGTTAGCACCTCCACCGTAAGGTCATCCAGATCGTAACCGATTACAAGATTCATAGGGTTTCCTTCATCTGCAGGCTGGAAGCTTCCCATTACTTTGACATTATCCCGTTCCCAGTTATGCACCTGACAGGTTACTGTACCAGGGATGATCCGGGGATCTGATTCTAATAGATCTACGACTCGTTGTTCAAAGTCCAGCCGGTTAATCTCCGTATACTCATCCTTAAGGAATTCCATAAGAATGATTTCCGACAAGAGCATGATCCGAATATCCTGAGCCAGACAATCTCTGCCGGTTACCAGGTTAATGTTGCCGTCAGCCTTCAGAACAAAGTCCCCGTCAACTATTTGAATATCTATTCCTAATTGCTCGTTGCTCATGTCAGATTATCCTCCGGAGTGCAAAGTTAATATACATTGATAAACACTGAATATCCCTTGGCCACTAAGCGAGCCATTTCCTTCTCTGCATTTTCCTTATAAGAGTAAGCACCTGTTTGAACTTTGTACCAGCCATCAACTGTCGTAATAAACGTCTTTGGCCAACCGTCTGCTGCCAGTTTTGCTTTAAGGCTATCTGCATTCTCGCGGACCTTAAATGCTCCAACTTGAACCCTGTAAAGCTTTGGCTGCGGTGGTGGTACCGGATCATTCGGTTTAAGATCCGGAGGCAGCTCTTGTTTTTTATTTGAAATAACAAAAGCTTCCAAGAACGGGTAATCATAAGGAATATAGAAAACACCGTTTCTTGCAAAACCCGGTCCCCAGGAGTTTTGTGTCGGCATCCAACGCTCATCATCGTCAGTTCCTCGTGTGTCAACAGCGTGGTACCCAAGCAACGCTTCTCCTTTTTTAGGGATGGGTACAACTGGCCTGTCATAAGTCACCCTGGAGAATGATTCATAAATCGGAATCGCAAGCTGGACACCTGTCTCTTCCTGAAGCAGTCCGTTTTTGATCATATCAAGCGGCTCCGGATCACTGTCAAAGTACTTCTGATAAACCGGCACAAAAGCAGATATTTTAAAGTAACTGGCATCTGTGATAAGGTCTACCCAGTTGGCCTGCAGGTAGTCATATAACTCCAAAAATGATCCAATTTGAGGCATCTTTTCTTTTCGAGCTACTCCCCGATCAAGTGCCCTTTGCCACATAGCCTTAAGCACAACACCTTCTCCCCAGTGATCGGTTCCGGGCACCCTGTCTGCATAAAGAAATGCTTCTGAAAAGGCGATGTCTTTTTTGTGTTCGTTTCTTTCTTGAGTCCGGCGGATGGTACCTCCGGAAAAGCCACCGCACATATTGGTGTCATGCTGGTTTGTAATTGCTTCAAAGGGCACTTGGATTTTTCGGGGAAAAACATTCACAGGAGCCATAACCATGTTGATTTTGAAATCCTTTTGCGGATTCTTTTGAGAAGGTATTATTCCAAACTTTCGGTCTTTTAAATCGATCTCTGACATTGATTTTTCCTCCTTATCCATACATTCGCTTTTGACTTTTAAACCGTCTTTTTACTCTTGTGCATTCAGCTTTGATAATATATGTTCTTGGCTTTCCAACTTTTTTGAACATCTTGGGAAATAGAACATCTACTACAATAAGCATAAGTGGAGTAATAAGAATGAGTAAAAAGACAACTACAAGAGTATCAAAAATATTCATCTTTACAGCTCCCTTTACGGTATCGTTGTTCCATTGATCGTCCCAGTCACTGTCAAGCTACCGTCGATCGTGGTCACTGGCGCAGTTATCTCAACCGTCTGAGCTTCAATTTTTGCAGAATTGGCTGCAATTGTTATCTCTGTATCCGCTGCTATTACCAACTTGCCCGCTGCGTGATCACCGATTGAACCAGAGCTTAGTACCGCATCAATGTAAGGCTGACCCGGATCGTTATAGTAAAATCCTACCCTTACCAAAGAACCAACGGGAGGTACACCATAGACACCCTGCGCCGATCCTGTCCATAGAGCTGGTGCTTCGACAGCCGGTAAAACAGGGAAGTCCGGATCTGGTAAGTCGTCACGGCCAAGCACCTGAATATCCACAGCATAAGGTCCGGTTTCATAAGTCTTAATGACTTTTCCTTTTACCTTGTAGGGCTTGCCTTTAATCTCCGGAATAGCTTCCAGAACAAGTTGGCGAAGGGCAGTAACTAACTGACTTTTTCCCATTCCAGGAACATCCTCGCTTTCTCTTCTGAGTGGTGGTAGTGTGCTTTCTTAATTCTGACAATCTGAGGCTGGGACCAGTAGCGCGGATCAATAATTTTTAGGCGGTGGGAGTGTCTTAAGTATGGAAGTGTAATAATCTGCAGATCTCCCTGGTCACCATTCTTGGATATTCGGTGGCTTAAAATGTTCTTACCCAGTTCCAGAACCGGTAGATCATCCACCAAGTATCGGTCGGATTCTTCCCAGGTACCCCAGAAAAATTCTTCTTCCGGTGTGCAGTAAGCGTTCCAATCCAGATTAAGATCATCCAGCTGCCAGTTGGTGTGTATTCTTTTAAGGCAGGTGGTCATCGGTTCATTGGCTGCCACAAATCCAGACTTGGGTTGAAATACCTTATCTGACAATTGATACGTGGTTATTCCGGCAAGGTTTAAACCATAACGGATGATGTCCTGGGGAACTGGCGAGACAAAAGAACGCGAGATCTTAGTTTCTTTAAGTGTGGTCATCAGGTCTTCGGCCCGGATCAAGACGGTATTCTTTTCCGGAATGATATCTTTGACTTTGCCGGCAAAGATCTTCCAGAGTCCGTGTCTTAAGTATCCCTGGCAGATCTGAATCCGGTTGCCCTTTGCTATAGTGCCGAAAGGAAACCCTTTCTTATCCAGTTCTACCTCTGCCCGATCAGTAGGATTATATCTGGCCGAGTAAACATCAAATCGCGTGAGCTTTTCTACAGCATAAGATCCTATTTCAATGTCCCAGATCGGCGTGATATATTCCATAACAGTTCCTTTCTTAACCTTATCGTTGACGCCAACGAAATGGTATTTGAGGTTTTAACCCTGCAGCCTGCGACCGATATAATCATCATCAATGGCCGGTGTAGAAGCTATTTTCTTGGCCATAACGTGCCGGGTAACATAATCATCGATCGGCTCGATCGGCGGGAGGCTGAAATCGTTGGCCGGCAGAATGGATTCCTTTTTGCGTCGAGACTCGTTGTTCACGATCACCGGTTTCCATTCTTTAAAGACTAGCGTAGCAATGATCGTATCTGTTTTATTGTCTTCCCGTGAATTCAAGGTCTCAAAGATTACTTTTTTCACGTTCCAGATGGCTGTGTGCTTGTTGACGATGTCATAGATGTAAGGCTTGGCACTTTTGTCTACGTTATAAAGAATCGTGACTATACGCTTCAGCTTGTCATAACAGGTATCTGTATCATCAGTGGGCAGCTCCAGGGTGAGGTTAATCAGGACATCTTTGTATCCCTGAGGCTGCTTAGAGGTGCCGGATGTTCCTTTAATCGTGATTTCATCCGTCTTAATTCCGCCCTCGATATCCATTTCCTGAAAGTTGCCGGGCAAAAGGACGCTGCCGATTTTAACCTGTCCAAACTCATTAGTTATGATCTGTCTCATTCGTCAGCTACCTCC